TGTGACATCACCGCTAGGCGATGTTGCAAGCGCATCAAAGTAGCCGACCTCTTGGCGGCGGCGATAACAAAACTGGTTAGCAGCGCTCGCGCACTGTGTAACAAATGTTGTGTCGTCAGCGGTAGCGGTTGCGATACCCAAGTATGTCAAGATTTGTGCGGCCGTTACCCATGTGCAGGTCTGTGTATATGTAACAGTCCCGGAATAGTCAACAACAAACTCGACATCGCTACCAGTACACGCATACAACACTTGATTAGGTACTGCAATGTTTTCGTCATAAAGCAGTTCGCCAGTTGTGCTGTCAACGCCAATGTATTTGTATTGCGGTAACGCAAGCACAGTAAATGTGCCAGTAAAAGGCGCTGCCAAACCTGACACCGCTACAGACTCGCCTAAAGCAATTTCGGTTGCTTCAAGCGTGCTGATGCAGGCGTAGTTATCTAGTAACTGTTTTGTTTGTGTTTTGTAAGTTGCCATAGCGGTTAAGCCGCTACTCGACTAGGCCTGTGTGATCTTGCGGATCATTCCCGGAATTGCTGCAAAAGTTGAGACATAGCCGTGGAATGACATGTTGCGACCGAGTGTAGATGGCAACTCAACCGACATAAGCCCACGGATTGACTCGTAAAACTCGTAAGCATCGCCAGCGCCTTGACCAACTCGCGTAATGACCATTGTCTTGCTAGCAAAGTTGCTGTCAACTACAAGTTGCAAGCCGAGTGGATTGCCGACCCATGTTGACGCTGCAGCCTGTCCAAGTGCGTTTTGACCGGACAAACCGTTTGCTACAAGTGGAAATAGTGGTCGGTCACTGCCGTCAACTAGTTGACCCAGTTGTGACCAAACATCAACGCTGACAAACATGTGTGTTGGCAACCAGTTGCGGCCGCTTGACACATCGTTTGCTGCATCGTAAACCGATTTCAGCAAGTCTGTTGCTGTGCCATCCCAAACACCTGAAGATGTTGCTGCGGTCAACAGATCGTCGGCTGCTTTGTTGTCGCTGGCAATCATATACTCGCCCATCAAATCGTTCAAGATTAAATTCATTGCATTTCCAACAGTGAAATCGATGTCTTGAATTGACAAACTAACTTGCCCTGACAGGGTAGTTTTTGCCACCGAATTTGAGGCAATGACCATTGTTGTTGCTGACACTGCCGACAATTCTGTTGCCTGTGCTGCAACGCTGGTGTGCGTTGTAATTGTTGGTCGAATAAATGTTTTTGATTGTCCGCCGTCTGGATATGCGCGTGCGCCGACAGCCTCAACTACAGGCCTCAAAAAATTTAAGTCCTGTACAAGCGGTAGCAAGACCGGAATTGGTAAAAGGCCGGGTGTGTCACTGGTCAACACATCGCCAGCAGCGGCTTGCAGACTTGTGCGATTCTGTTGTGCAAATTCTTGCACGCCTTTGTTTATGTTTGCAAATGTTTCTCCACCACTGTGATATGCGGCAAACCATTCGCCTGCGCTTGGCATTTTAAATTCTCGTTTTGGTTGCGCCCACAATTTCTCAACTGTTGCGCTTGCCTCGACTACTGATGTTGTGTCATCCATGATTGATTCCTTTTGTGTAGGTATAACTTTATTTAACTCTATAACTGGCTCTGTTTGTGGGATACTCGCCGCAACCTCAGTAATGACCGCGCCACTAAATGCGCCCTCGCTGACTAGCGACAATTCCGACCAGTTGGCCGCTTCAATAATCATTGTGCCATCATCGTCATAACGGAATTTTGTCGGGTTCACACCTACCGATACAGCGTCAATAACACCGTCATTGGCAAGCGTCAACGCTTCGTCACCTAATCGAGTGGCGCTGATCTTGGCTGTAAACATCATGCCTTGTGGCGTGTCGACACGGTCAACTACTTTGCCAACAATTTGGTTGCTGTCGTGTTGCATATACAGTTTCGGGTCACGACCTGTAGTCGGCAACGAGCCTTGCAAAAATCGTACTTTTGTGCCGTCTAAAACTGTTGCTGTTTCATCGTAGGTTACTGCAACACCTGAGATTGACCGGGACGGTAGACCCTCTACCGCCGCCGCGTCAACCGTGATCTGTGAGGGGGTTAATTTGATCATAAATTTCAGGATACTCCAATTTCGGTTTCGGTTTGTGTTTCTCGTAAATCGCCCATTGCGTATTCGCCTGACAAATATTTTTCAACATCAAATTCAACCATAGTGCCATTAGGTAGCACATTGTTCATGCTTAGTGTGCTGGCTATGCACTCGGCGTATGCCTTAACGCCAAATGTCCACAAGTCCATTCGCGCTTCACTGCTTGACTGGTACGAATACGACCCGACCGATACGCCTGCAAGATATGGCGGTATGTTGCACAGTCGCGCCATTTCCATTGCTTGAAATTCTGCCGAGTCAATTAGCAACATTTTGTCAGGGCTTGTCAATGTCTCGGTGTATGTGACAAATTCGTTCAGCGCTGCAGTCTGATTTGACTCGCGCGCAAAATTAAACGCGGCTGCTAGGTCTGCTAACTCTTGACCCGATAACGGCTCGCCGCCAGTCTGCCTAAGCACACCAGCCGGTATCGCACTACTTGCATTGCGATATCGCGCCGCTTCAAGTTTTAACGCCGTAGCAACCGATTGTGTTGACATATAAACAATGCCCTGTATCGGCGACAAAAATTGCACAACATCGTTTGGGTCTAGTTCGCCACCGTTAAAAACTATTTGTTTGCTAGGTGCAAACCACACAGGGCCAGACTGATCTAATGTTTGCACCATTGCTGCAGGTAGTCGAGTGAACGACGCTGGAAAACCGTCCGAACTCCTGCTCGTCACATAGAGGAACGATCTGCCGAAAAAAAATAAATCGTCGAATAAAAAACTTAGCAAAAAATTATTTGGCACTGCAGGGTCAATTCGGCGTAGCCAAGTTCGTGGCGCAAGCGGAATTTTTTCCATTTCGTTACCATTCCAAATTTCGGTATACATTTTAAGCGACATGCAACTAAGCACTGATGCCATAAGATCGCGCGCTCGACTAATTGTTGGCACACTCATTGCTTTATTGCGCGCTTCGCCTTCTACATAAGAATAATAAAGTCCGACCATCCCAGCGCCGCTGTTATTTGTTGTAGGCATCATGCCACCAGCAGCAGCGGCCTTAGTCGGTTTAGATTTTTGCGCGCGAATATTGTCGCCAATAAATTCAATCAAAGTGCGTGCCATGTTTTAAGTATGCCACCTAACTGGTAGCGCGTGGTGTATTAGGTGCTGGTCGCAAACGACCGAGAAAGCAGGAAACGACCAGCCACCCGTAAACAGATTAGCGTGACGCAACCACGATCATAGGTTTACCAAGCGCTGCAGGTTTGTTAACCATCGCTATCGCAAACACCAAACAGCGCGTCAACTCAATCGGGCCGGGACTGCGAAGCGATGACAAAGTCAATGCACCCTGATTTTTAACCGCAACTGCTCGGTCGCAATGTTGACTTAAAAGCGTTGACCCGTCATGCCGTACACGACCCTCAATAATTGCTTGACGCGCAACCACAGTCCAGCGCATCAATTCACGATTGCCAACCATACTTGATCGGTGTGCAAACTTTGATGGCATAGTCATTTCAAACGCTGGTGTAATTAGCAGTCGAGTTGTGGTGTCTTTGCAAATGTCCTCTACCGCCTGCCAACACTCAGCCAAAGTGTCTTTAACAAATTGCTGACAAACCTGTATGTGACCGTCACTGTTGACGGCCGCGCGCACCCCCACAAACCTGCACTCATCTTGTGACTGCTCAATAGCGAGCACACCACCAAGCGGCATAGGCCGATCGGTTTTAAGGTTCGCCCACACACCCGGCTGCAACCAGCCATTAGCGCTAGCAGTCCACAAATTGACACTCGATCTTAAAAACGCATTGCGGTTAGGTTGCTCAGACTCGGACTCTAAAACTTTGACCGACAAAGTATGGCCGATTGCAGGATTAGCCAGTAGCCAAGCGTCAATGGTCATCGGGTCTGTTGTGCTACTTGGCGAAAATTCTGCAAAATATAGCGACCCTGATTGCTTTTCATCAATAGCGCGCAAACCCTGCTCACGCCATTTCAGCATCTCTTTGCTTGACTCATCACCACTAGTGCTGGTCATAAACAACAACGGACTGCGCCTAGTACGCATAGTAGGCAAGAGACCAATACTCACTGCATCTGACGACACTGCCCACAGTTCGTCTATGCATACTAGATCAGCCGTTAACCCGTGAAATGATGTAGGCGTTGCAGCGCGCACAAGCCAGCGCGTACCGTCAGGCAAATTGGCTTCATTACGGCCTAGCGCCCATGTCAAGATCGCACCAAAATGTTGTTCAAGAATTGGCGCAACTTTTTGAAACAACTCAAACGCCAAATCAAGTTTGTGCGCCGTAGTAATAATTGTTTGCGGTTCGCCACGCAATTTAGGCATCTCAGTACACCAAAACCCGGTCAAAGCCTCAAGCAATTTAGATTTGCCGTTTTGTCGAGCGACCGACACCAACGCTTGACGCGCCAACAGATCGCCATGCTCATCATGCGCTAAAACACCGCCAGCCACATATTTTTGCCAATCCATAAGATCACAATTCAAATAATCGCGCGACCAATTAATCAAACCATTAACTAGAAATGTCCCTCGCCGATCAACCAAAGTTTCTAATCTCGGCTGATATGGCGCTGTATAAGTATGCATGATCTGGTCAGCGCTAGTTCGTTCAAATGTCGGCAAACCCTTATGAAATAAGGCTTTGGG